AGGGACAATTCCTGTGTTAGTAGACAACCCGAACATAACAGCTGTTCGGGTTTGCGGTTAAGGAGGGCAGACCATGAGCTATAAATTGATGCAAAATATCCGTGAAGAACTGGATAAAATCGCAGAAAAAGGTCTGAATACCGGAAACCTTGAAACTGCATACAAGCTTATCGACATGCTGAAAGACATGGAAAATGTGGAATACTGGAAGTGCAAAGAGGGCTATTATAACGCCGTTCTCGACGAAATGGAAGGCGGTTATAGCCAGAATGGAGAGTACAGCGAGAGGCGGAAACGCGACAGCCGTGGGAGATACAGCAGGGATGATGGAATGAGCATGACGGCCTAT